AAGGAGCAGATCTGGCTCACCATGCCTTCAGCCCAGTCCTTCACGTATCCTTTACGGACGGATGACTCGGGCACCCACACTCGACCAGCCTTGATGATGTTTGCCACAATGGATAGCCGTTGGATCTTGTCGGCTCGCCCAGGGTTGTATGCAATGACTGGGATGTGCGCCCTCTGTAAGTCTTGGATCAATGAGATGCCAGCGGACTTGTCCTCCACCAGAACCACGTCCACGAGCTTCTTCTCTCTTCCTTCCCCATATGCCACCTCGAACTCCTCAAGGACTTTGGGGCGGAGGTCAGGATACTGTAAGTGTTCTTGCCAACAGTCGAGCACCATGACGCACATACCTCCATCCAGTGGCTTGAACACGCCTAGCGTGATTGATCCTGTAGGGTCGTTGTATGTCTTGTCTGATGTGGCGCAGTCATAGGACTGGATAATGTACTCAAGCTTGGGGAAGGGCTTGCCATCTGGCCATAGTCTGAACCAATCCCTCTTGACGATACCATCCGCCTCTGGGTCAATCAACTCGGCATAAATCTCTTGGCGTCCGAGCTTGGTGGATTCATACTGGAGAATCTGCTTCTGGAAGTTCTCCGCCAGATTCTTAATGTTCGAATAGGTCGATGCCCGTGTGATGGCCACGTCATCCCCCTCACGTCCCACCAGATCAAGGATCAAGTCTTTGGGCTTTGGAGTTGTGGTGCAGATCAGCTTGGTCTTCTTACCCAGTCGGAGGCCGAACTGCATCATGTCCCACGCCTCTTGGATGTACTCCCAAGCTGCCAACTCATCACACCATCCACCGTGGAATTGTGGCCCCCTAAAGCGCTCAGGCTCCGAGGCAGCGATCCCCTTGATGAATGATCCATTCGTCAGGTGTATCTCATGGAGACTGGAGTTGTACTTCTCAATCAGCATTGGGGGAATAATGGTCATCAACCCTGAGTCACCCTCAAAGCATGTGCCCTTCAAGTCCCCTGAAGTTGGAGCCGATACTAGCCAACGGGTGCCAGGCTGACTCCATGCCCACCATGCCAAGCATTCGGATGCTGCTCTGGTCTTGCCAGCGCCACGGCCCGCGAGCATCAGCCAAATACTCCACCAATCCCCTGATGGCTCAATCTGATGCTTATGCGCCTTTTCCTTCAGCCACTGGTACTGCCATAGGAATACTGTCTGATCAACGACTGATAAGTTTAGGAACTCCTCTTGAGTCTTGGGGTCGAGGAGGACTTCGTCAATGACTTCGCTCATCTATGCTTGAAGTGGTTCATTCTGCCACCTCATAGGTCATCTCAAAGATGTCTGACTTACATGGATAGTGCTCACCCTTCACGCCAGTGATGATCCAGTCGCCTGTACTGACAATGTGATGGCCTTCAAGGGTTTTGATGGCGTATTCTCCTGTTGGAATAATCCTAATCCATCCATTGATCTCCTTGGGATTACCCATGACCTCATAGACCATTGGGTGATCTCCCATCTTGAACCACTGGGTGGCTTCGATCACCACAGGCTTCTTGCGGAACTTCATTGGGATTGCCTCGAAGCTTTAATGTTCTCCAACAACTGGCCAAACACATTGATGTTGTGCTCAATGATCACTGGTGCAGTATCCGATCCAGTCAACTCAGTCCTTGCCAGTTTGGGGATGTGATACTCCACTACGCTTTGGAACAGGTCAAACGCCTTCGCTGGGTTCGGTGGGATGACATACTCATCAGTGGGCTCACCGTTCTCATCCTTCTTACGCACTCCATTCGCTACTTGATCGAGCCATCCAGAGAGCCTATAAGCGTTTCCATCCACAAATGAAGCTATAGCTATCCTAGCGTCTGATGTCGCCTTGTTGGGGCTTCCTGATGGTCTCCCCGCGCCCTTCTTATTAGGAGTCATACTCTCCTCCCAATATTTTTAAATTGTTTATTACCTATTGATAACTTTAGTGTTAACGACATGATTTCAGTCCTTTCGCACAATATTTCAGTGCATAGCCTGAAGTTTATCTTATTCTGCTTCGCTTCTCAAGATTCTATGTTCTGCGAACTTCCTATAGGCTTTGAGTTGTGCGTTCTCTTCCTTGAGGCGCGAGATTTCTCCTTGCATGTGCCTCATTCGGCTCATAGCCTGATCTATCCACTCTTTAACCTCTTCAGGCATGGAATACATCTTCTCTGGTAACGTTACCACTTTTTCTTTTTTTGGAGTTGTTGCCACTGCCTTCTTAGGTGGAGTTGTTGCCACTTTTTTTGTTGCGGTTGCCATGTTTAATCCTCTGTTTGTAACCAGTCTTCTACCCAATGCTCATACCATCCATGACAGAATAGATACATCCACATTAGCCTCTCATAGTTCTTACCTTGCCTGTTATAGTAGAACTCTGCCAACCATAGGCATGTGTCCTTTGATGGTGGATTGATCATTTCTTCATGCCTCGAACAAAGGCTGCGAACGATTGGCTTGTATCTCCGAAGTTCTTCAGCTTGTCAAACTCTAGCGCGACTTCTTCCAATACTGCATTTCTGAACATGTCAGGGATTACAAGCTTGGTGGTCAAAGGTACCTCCATCCTGATGGTTGCGTTCCAGTCATTGCGCCTCACCATGCGTTGGAATTCTTCCTCGATGGATTGGTTGGTTTCTTCTTCTTCCTTATTCATCCTTGCCTCCAAAATAACATGTCCAATAAGATAACGATCACTGCGAATGCATACACTGCATAAAGAACGATTTCTGTTTTGTCTTTCATATTACTGCCTCTGTGATGGTATGCGGTTCAGAATGGCGCTAGAAGCGTTTTTAAGCGCTGTGCATGTCTCACCCTCATCTTCGGTATCTGCAAGCTCTAAGACCAGATCTGCACATGCTTGGCGCTCAATGAAGATGGCTTTTTTGGTGGTCTCTACCGCTATGTGCATGATCTCTGCCTGAGCTATTGCTAGGGCATCGTCAAATTCTGCCTGAGTGAAGAACGTCTGAGCCCCTGATGTTTGTAGGAGTTGGCGAGCCAACCCACTGAGTTCTTTTTTTTCCATTATTCGTTTTCCTCCATGAATTGCATTTTTCGTTTGATCATGCTGAATGTTTCTTGGTAGGCAAACTCAACAATTTCATCTACTAGATTTCCCAGTGTGTGGCCACTGAACACATAAAGATTTGCATGGATAGCCAATTGTGGACTTTCCGAAATATCCTCTTGTGGTTCTTCGAAGTTCGGCTCAATGGGTAGAGCCAAGCCATGCTTATCAACTAAATCCCTCAAATTGATTTGTTCTCGGATTCTGTTGGTAGGTGATATTCTTGATGAGAAACCCATTATTTAATCCTTGCTACTTTGGCTTTGCGCATGACTGCCTCATACTCTTTCTTGGCATTATCATCTAGTTTGCGCATGGGTAGCTCTTGGTAGAACTTCCACTTCTGTTGGTACTCTGGCTGCTCGCTTGGTGGTACCCATCCCATTGTTTTCCAACGAATAGAGATGTCAGTCCCTGCAGGTGTGTATACGTAGTCGCTTTTCATTGTGATCTCCTTTGACTAACTTAATATTAGCATTCTATAACCCAACCTGCAAAATCTCCCATTCTGAAGAACATTCTGCCATCGTGTACCAAATTAACATCAATTGGTATTTGCACTCCACACAATTCCATTTCCTTTTTAACGATGTCTTCAGGTTTGGCGCCTTGAAGAATCTTAAAGTGCCATGTCAATCGCTTTAAAACGGTCGAAAAGTACCCGCCATGGTCATTAATCTTGTCAACCACTATGATTGCTCCACCTTTCCTGCAACGCATCCTGAGCTTATTTAAAAGGCCTTCTCTAGCTTCTATTGGAATAAACATTAAGGTCAAAAACAAAATGTAAACCTGAGCGCTTGGAATGTGTTCTTGAGTGATGTCGCCATGCTCGATGTCAACCAACTGCTCATACTTGTATTTTTCTTCTAAATGAGCATACATGGATGGACTGTTCTCAAAACCCACGATGTCGCAATCCCTATCTCTAACCAATGGCAACAATTTGTCGATCATGTTTCCTGTGGAGCACCCAATGTCTACCACGCTGTTCACTGGGGTCAGATAATTCCTTGTAATGAATGCCACAGTCTCGGTGACCATGTCATACCATGGGAGTTGCTCACGCACATGAGAATCAAACTTTGTTGTAATTTCGTCTGAGTTGAATGTCCAAGATTTCATACTGGTAACCTTTTTGCAATTTCATAAATAACATTGACTGTGACTGAACGTCCACATCTTTCATACCTTTGAGCGTCACCAACCAATGAACCATCCTTGTACCATTTCGTCCAATTGTCAGGTAAAGATTGGAGTCGCTCGCATTCCAGAGGTGTCAGCTTCCTGAGATTGTTTCCAACAGCAACTCCATGCCTATCTTGTGCAGTCACAGTAAAAGCTGGGTCATTGTGATTTTTTATACGCCTACCGTTTTGTCTTTTTTCTTTTCTGTCTGGAGTTAATACAGCTCTGACTTCTCCAATGTATGGGACATTGTTTCCACCCGTTCCCATGTTGGCGGTGAGGGTTGGAACATAGTCTCCCTTTACATCTCTGAAGTGTGTTCTTCTCCATTGGGTAGATCGAACAGACTCAGTTGTTTCGTTGTATTCTCCTTCGTCAATGACGGCTCTGGTTCCACCACCTTTGTAATAGTGTGCGTCGAGCGTTGGTAAATAACTTGAGAAAATCCGTTCCCCTTCTGCTGATGTTTTTTCGTTCGATCCTGCATTCTCTGCAACGCACCTTCCGAGAGGAAATACTTTTGGTCTGGGTTTTCCTCTAAGATTTCCGACAATAAAGACTCGTTCCCTATTCTGTGGGACTCCGAAATTCTTACTGTTAACACATTCCCATTGAACGTCATACCCCAATTCATCCAAGCTGGCGAGGATAACTGCGAAGGTTCTACCTTCGTCATGATTGAGGAGTCCTTTGACGTTCTCAAGGAAAAAGTAAGGTATTCTTTTATCACGGAGGATTCTGCATATTTCAAAAAAGAGAGTACCTCGTGTATCAGATGTGGAGAATCCTGTTCTTCGTCCAGCAACTGAAAAAGTTGCACACGGAAATCCTCCAACGAGTAAATCGGTTTCGGGGATTTCTTCAGGAAGAATTGTTCTGATGTCTCTTGTGTCTGGTGTGTGTTTGAAGTTGTATTCATAAATGCTCGACGCCTTTGGTTGGAATTCGTTTGCCCATACGCATTGATGACCCGCACGTTCCAATCCTATGCGAAAGCCACCAATGCCCGCAAAAAGTTCTATAAACTTCATGCATCTTCCATATGAGTTAGAAACTCTTCTAAAGTCTTGAGCATCTTGAATGCCTCTTCCTTTGGAATGACGCAATGGGCGCCACCGCCATGCACTTGAATGGATAGCCAAATGTCTTGATCAAATTTACCGACATAAACTGCACGTCTTTCGTCTGCTTGAAATCTTATTGAGTCGCTCATGAATATCTCCTTATAGCCCCCGAAGGGGCATTGAATTTACTTCTTGGGGGTAACGCGGATGTCAGCACGGCCTTCTTTGCGGAAGGTGTTGAGAACTTCTTCTGTGATACCGTATGCAACACAGAGAGCCTGGTAGTCAACAGTGCCTTTGACTTCGAAGAGAGCAACGTTGACTGAATGCAACTCGCCTTTGTGTGTGCCTACATCGTACTTGTTAGCGATGGAAGCTTTTAATTCTTTGACTTTGTCAGCCAATGCTTTGGCTTGTTGGTCGAGCACGTAGAGTGCATCGATGTCTGAGGTTAAAGACTCTACTGTTGCGAGAGCTTGGATAGTTGCTTGTGTTTCTGTAATCATGATAATTTCCTTTTTGGTTAAACCTGCTCTAGTGCAGTAACGCTAGTCTAACAAATAATTAGATATTCTGTCTAGGGGAAACCCTTATTTTTGTAAAATAATTGAAAATATTTTAGTTTGTTGCTTTTTTGCTTAAAGTGGAGTTGTTGCCACTCAATGACCGTGAATCAACTCCACCACCCTCTTGACAGTGATATTCAGAGCGTCAATCTCATCCATTTTGGCTATAGCCCAAGCCCTTTTCTCTCCGTGCCAACCCATCTTGCTTCCTTGGTGGCAACTCTTACAGAGGGCTATGACCGTGTACTGCCTATGCTGTTTGACGTGGTGGGCGTCGCTTGGCCCCTCTTGGTCACACACTGAGCAAGGGAGGAGCTTTACAAGCCCCACATAGGCTTTTTCTTTTGCTGTCAGTTGGTTGTTCACATCGTCGCCTTGTCTATGTTGCGATTAGAAGCCTCCAGAGAGCGCCAGACGTCTACCCTTGCCTGTGCTGCCACCAAGCCCCAACGAAGCCCTTCAGCCTTCTCTACGGCTGCGCTAAGCCCTTTTATCAACTCGATGTACTCTACGTCAGCATACGCTTCCATTTCAGCCGAGGCAACCGACTTACACCCATTCTCCATAGCAGTCTTCATCAGCATGGCTTTCTTACTCTTCCTAAACTCCTCCAAGTAGGTCAGTTCCCCCTTAGCCTC